CCGTTAGGATCTTCAAAACCAGGTAAGTCTAAGTTCACGTGCATCTCTAAGATTTCAACACGTTCTGTATCTCCGAAAGGTTTTGTTATTCCTAAAACTTCATTCGATGCATCTTCTGCATCACTTTCTGATATGCTGCTTTCATCAACTTCTACGTCTCTAAAAGTTCCAGCCATCTGAAATTTTTTAATTTCATTCATAGACATTGAGTATCTATGTGTAAATCTTTCTGCAGTCTCTAAGTCAGACGCAAAATAATCTATATAAAAATCTTGTGCTTTAATATATTCTGTTCTTGGACGTTGTAAAGAAATATCCCAATAAGTTTTTTTAAATGCTGAACCATATAAAGAAACATAAAATAATAATCTATCGAGTTCAGGTCCATACTCTGGCATTTGAATCTGTGTTTGGTAATTCATAAAATGCCTTACACGATTTGCTTGCTCCATCTTTTGTGGAGTTTGTGATCCTACAATACGTGTACGGATAGGTCCTTCTGTTGGGAATAATTCTTTATAAGCTTTCGCTTGAAACTTTACAACTGCCTGTGCTAGTACAGGATGTGATGAAGATGCTGCTCCTGGAAAAGGTTCATCACTATCTTCTGATTTAAAACCTAAAAGGTCTACTCCTTCTTCTGCAATTGAATCGTACTCACTTCTTGATTCTTTATCTCTTTCAAATGAATCTTGTAATTCAGATCCAATTAAACTAAGATCTGATTCGTCAATTATTTCAGCTAGGTTAGCATCATGAGATGCTTCCATTGCATTATCCTCCATGTCATCAAACAAACCCATAGCCTCAGCTTCTTTCATGAGAGCTTGGTTTTCTAATGTTACTTCTGCACCGCCATCTTCGTTGACAGTAACTTCTTCTTCTGCTGGAGTTAGTTCATCAAAGAGAGTTAGATTCTCTCCCTCTGGGTTATTTATAATTTCTTCTATTGCCATGTATCAATCCTTTAATAAAAACGTCTGCGTTTTCTATTATATATACTTTCATCCCCCAAGTCAAGCCATGAATTATCACTGTGCTCTAAATACCCTCCATTTCTCACATACAAGACTGCTTGTGTAACGGAGTCTACAATATCATCATGGGGTCCTGATGGAAATTGCCTACATTCTTCTATTACTTCTTTGCTCCAGACTTTGCTAAGTGGAGCATATATTCTAGAATTATGAAACAAAGAACTGACAGCGTATGCTCTAGATACTTTGTCTCTATCTGGCTGGTATTCTTGAATAGGTAACCCAGCTAATCTTAGATCTTGTATTAATGATTGACCTGAAGCTTTTTTCTCAATAACTATAGAGTCAGGGCTATGTTTTAAATATTTTTCTACAGCTTTTTCCCGCAGTGTTGGAAAATCCCAGCGACCTTTCTCCATTCCTAGTAGAACCATGTTTGCTAAACTAATATCATCTTTTTTAAATATACCCCATGTAGTTACAACAGAGTAATCTGCAGTATTTTTAGTAGAGAACGCTGTATCCCAAGACTGAATAATAAAATCACACTCTGGTGGGTCTTCACTAGACCAATCTTGCCAGTAATCTACTTGAATTATGCCTCCAGATTCAGAAGATGGGCTTTGTAAATACAAAGCATCAAACTTAAAAGGCGGAGTATTGTTTTTTGTACGCACAATATCGTCTGTTGTCCAACAAAATCCTGCAGGTCTGTCAGGTGCAGGCCAAAATGATTCACCAATCTTAGGTGTTGGGTAGGATTTTTCTAAATATCCTTGATCTATCAAATCTTTGCGGGCAGTTCCTAGTTGAGATGCAGATTCTGCAGTATTTAACGCAGGAATCCTTACTACATTCCACTTATCTGCTAGTGGAGAAGCTTCTTGCTGCTTTAACAAGTGCCCCGCCAGGTCATTTTCGTGCCATCTTGTCATAACTAGCACAACTTTTCCACCTGGCATCAATCTTGTACGCAAACCTGAAGCATACCAGTCATTCAACTGGTCTCTTCGCGTCTTAGAAAACGCATCTTGCTCTGATATAGGGTCATCAATGACCGCAAGGTGGGCACCAAAACCTGCAATACCAGATCCAGAACCAGCAGCTAAGAAACTTCCAGCTACTTTCCCTTCTGTTTCTAATGCCCAGGAGTTTGCCGCTCTATTATCTTTACGAATTTTTACTTTAGGGAAGATAGTTGTGAATGCTGTGGTGTTTATAATGTCTCTAATAGTTCTACCGAACTTAGTAGCTAGATCGTCTGAGTGAGATACTGCTATCTCTTGCCAATAAGGATTACGACCTAGCGCCCAAGCGGGGAAATATGTTGATGTAATTAAAGACTTAGATGAACGCGGAGAAACAAAGACCATAAGTCTATCTGTTTCACCTTTCTCTAATCCCATGAGTTCATCACAAAGTAAACGGTGATGCGGACCCACATTAAATGATGGGTTCATTAACATTACAAAAGATAACAAGTCATCACGAGCTTGTTTGACAGCTAGTCTTGTAGCTGCATCTCTGTCTGCTAAATTAATCTGATTTGATAAATCCAAGGCCACCCCACAAAATTAGTTGTGAATAAATATCAATGGGTTCTTTGCCTGTGTACGGTTCTAGGTTTGGTGTTAAAATCATTTTTTGTCTCCTGATACAACTTTAAGTTTGGGTGTCGCGATTCTTGTAAGACGTTCAATATCTCTTTCGATATCTTCATCAGAGTTACCCGATGCAAATGCATTCATAATGGTAGTCTCATTAACTGTCTTATCTGTCCACAGTGCTTTGTGTTTACCCAGTAGCTCTAAACTACGAATAGCCGCATTGAAGTCGCCCTCTTGTTCTGTCCTATCTGCGATTCTCACTAATCGCCTTAGAATATCATCTGCATCAATTGCTGCTCGTTTGAAGGATGTTTCTTTTAGCTCTTCGATTCTCTTACGTATAATGTCATGTTTTAAAAATTTATACGCATTACGCTCTGCAGATAACTTACCATAGCCCGCTCTTTTTGCCGCAGCTATAGCGTTTAGATCTTTAATAAATTCAGAGCAGAAAAGTTCCTGCTTGTCTGTCAACCCTCTTTCGTTCTTTGCCATGAAAAAATTATAACATATTAACCCTTGAATTAGCAAGGGCTAGCATGGTACCATTTACATAACTCGTTTCACACGAGTCTCCTGTAATAGAGGGGGCTTTAAAACATCGCCCTCACTCGATGTGCCCCCTCGCCAAAGGTAAACCGCATGGGTCATCATAGAGTAATATCCAAAGAAAAAATAAAAAAGAGAATTTTGCGGCTGCTTTTGGTATTGTCACATGGGCTTAGTCCTAATCAATTTGCTTCTCTACTGGCTGACTTTATTTCAGAAGGGGGCACGCGAAAATCAGACAGGGTAGATCTCAGCCTCAAAGAGTATATAGACAAGTATAAGCACACCCCGTGAAACCGTGGGAACGTGGGAACGTCCTTTAAAAAAAGTCTAAAATTTTGCTAAAATTTTTTCTGCTGCATATGTGCATGTGCATGTCTTTAGTTTTTTGGGGGTGGGGGGTAGTTTAAAAGAGGGTATGGTGTGGAATAGGTCTAGTTCTAACGCCAAAAGTCAACGCCTCACGCCTACAGGATCACGATATACCTCCCTATATGCTGAAAAACCCCTGCGTCAAAACGCGCATATACTTCTTTTTGGCTTTATGCCATAATGGAAACATCAACAAAGGAGACGAAAAAAATGGAAAAGAAAAAATTTAGACTAACAGACAGAACAAGAACAGGAATGATGCGACAGATTGACGCACACAGCCGAAGAACTAAAGTGTCGCACCTATACAAAATAGCTAAGGTGGGTAAACTGTGGATAACTCACCCAACTAGGGCGACAATATAGCACAGGGTATGCGATAAGGGGCAACTGCCCCTTATCAGATAGTCTGCGACAATATGCCGATTGACTAATAATCGATTGGTGATACAATCAAGACTAGAAATACAGATGCGTGAAAATCGTATCCCACCCCATGCCTAAAAAAAGGTGCGACCTTATGTCACATGAGCGAATTGTCGCAGTAATTCAGTCATTTTATATATACAATATGACAACTACTACGTTTACATTTGTTTACATTTCTTAAGTACTATTTAAAAATTAGATGTGAGATACTGAGTACAGAATTAAAGAGATAACCAATAAATAACAACTTAGTTATTAACTAATAATCTTTTATTATTATCAAAATTCTTAAATAACTACTGCGACAGAATGCACATATACTTTAAAAATTATTCTGTCATACTGAAAGAACAATAAAACAAAGGGGTAAAAAATGGCAAATAGAACTTTATATATGGACTTGAACGGCAAATTAAAAAGAGGGTTTGAGAATGGTCAAAAATGGAAATTCAAATCTTCAAACCAGGAAATGAGATACGCTTTAATAAATGCAGTGTCTTATAGAAAAGCGAAAGCACACAAAGATTACGAATATTGGAACAAGTTAGCTAGTGCCTAACATGTGACAATGTGTCAAATTGAATTGATCTAGCAATTTGATACACTACTAACAGATCAAAAAAGTGAGGTACTAAAGATGTTATTTGATAAGCTGAATATTAAAAAGCTGAGTAGGAAAGAATTAGTAATACTGCTCCAATCTATGAACTTTTATATAGAACAAATTCATGGATACGATACACCAACCCCTCTTGATGTTATCCTTGATAGAATTGAGGAACGAATACAAGAATACGATAATAAAACAATTAATTAGATATAAAGCTAAATCCTAGTTTCCTCCTTTTCAAATAGGATTTGGCTCTATACCTAAAGTATAGAAGAAAGCGAATATAATAATGCCATTACTTAACAAAAAAGAAAAAGACCTAATTTATGCAAAAAAAGACGAAGACTTAACCTTAGAAGAAATAAGCGATTTACAAGAAACCTTAGAATTTGAAGAGGGTTCTAGACAACCAAGA